CACGTCGAACAACGTCGTCATCCAGGTGGCGAACGCGTCCGACACGATGACCGGCAAGGCGGAAATCGCACAGGACGCGGCAGACACCGAAGTCTCGTTCGAAACCGCTTCGACCTCCGACACCATCACGCTCAACGGCTCCACCAAGGGCGGCATCAAGGGTGACCGCATCCTCCTCCGGGATGTGCAGGCCAACCTCTGGTACGTCGAGGCGGAGCTGTCGGGCACCGGCACCGAGGCCAGCCCGTTCTCTGCAGCGGTCTCGTAAGGAAAGGAACCTCAAATGCCCAACCTCAAGCAGCAGGCCGAAAAGCTCGGCATCAAGGTGGACGACCGCTGGTCGGACGCCACCCTGCAGGCCAAGATCGACGCCAAGAAGGCGGAGAGCGAAGGCGTCACTGGCGCCGACGTGGACGGCCCCAGCAAGGAAGCGGCGGCGGGTGCCCCGGTTTCGGACGAAGGCGACAAGCTGGAAACCGAGCCGACGCCCAAGGCCAAGAAGTCGGGCGTGGTCCTCGATGAGAAGACCATGCTCCAGGCCAAGGCCATCGAGCTGCACGTCGAAGTGGACCCCGAGTGGGACGAGGATCGGCTGCGTGCCGAAATCCAGGTTGCCCGCGAAGGCCGCGCCGACCTCCAGGTGAAGGGCGCGGTTCCGCCGGCTGAAATGGCCGACCCGAACTACGACTCTGCCACCAAGGCCGACAAGGAAGTGGATGCGGTCGAAGTTAAGCTCGAGCGCGACTACTGGACCACGGAAGACAACCGCCTGAAGGCTGGCACCACCATCAGCGTGGCCCGGACCAAGGCCCGTGAGCTGATCGCCAACGGCGTAGCGTCCCGCACCGACGCCATCTGACCTTCTCTCCCTCGCAAGCCTCGCCCTCGCGACTTCGGTTGCGGGGGCGTTTCCACATGGGGAAGCGCATGACCGAAATCCGCGACGGCAGCTGGACGCTGTTTGCCTACGACCAGGAAACCGGCCGCTCGATCTGGTCGCAGTGGGTCGACGGGCAGATTGCGTTCCGCGTCGATACCCCGGCCGATGCCGTGATCGAAGCCAATACGATGGTCCGCAACGCCGATCATCCCGCGCGCTTCGGTGAGTTCGTCCGCATCGCCTCCGTGCCGCTGAACCTGTTCTACAGCGCCGGGCTGGCGGACGCCTCGGCACAGAAGGACGACAGGTTCATCTCCCGCTGGGTGAACGACAGCGACAACGCCGCCTGGCGCACCAGGCATGGGAGGTTCTAGGCCATGGACTATGCCGGGCTCAAGACAGCGATCAACGACTGGTCGGACGGCGGCTATGACGACGCCAAGCTCGATGAGTTCATTGACCTTGCCGAGGCCGCCATCCGGCGCCGGCTGGTCGGCTACCAGCGTGAGATCACCACCACCCTCACCACCGATGCAGACGGAGAAGTGGCGCTGCCCAGCGACTTTCTCGGCATCCGCTCAGTCTATTACGACACCACGCCCTACCGCTGGAACATCTCCGGTTCCACGCTCTACATCACGGACGGAGAATCTCGTTCATTCGAAGTCACCTATTACGCCAAGCTCCCGGAGCTGAGCGATAGCAACCCCACCAACTGGCTGCTGGACGAAGCGCCCGACGCCTACCTGTTCATGTGCCGGGCCTACCAGTTAGCCCATGATGAAGACCCCGGCGCTCAGGTATGGGAGCAGAAGGCGTTCGGCATCCTCGATGATTTCAACGTGCAGAACACCGTGGCGCAGTACAGCCGCACCGGTCTGCGGTTGAGGCAGGCGCCCTGATGCAGTTCCCGTTCGGTCCCTGGCGCCCAGACGTGAACGGCCCCGGCAGCGGCTTCATGCGCACCGCCGAAGGTGTGATCCCGAAGTTCGAGGCGGGCGGGTTCGGCTATGGCCCGTATCCGCAGATGGTGGTTGCCGATGGCGCTGCGGCACTGGCGGACAGTCCGCGCGGCATCATCTCGGTGCAGCTCCCGGACGGATCATGGGCCGTGTACGTTGCGACCGACGCAGCCATCTACGAGATGCAGTCGGATTTCTCATTCACGGAGATCGACAGCGGGCGGGACGTACCGGACGATGAAGACGTCTCGTTCGCCCTGCTCGGCACCAAGCTGCTCAATACCGACTATGACAGCGGGCTCAAGGCCTATGACATCGTGGCGGGCGGCACCAACGACACCGTGACCGGCGCGCCTGCGGCTCGAGCCGTGTTCGTGATGAAGAACGTGGTGTTCGCGCTCGGCACCAGTACGGCCCCGCGTTCCTTCGCCAACTCCGACATCGGCAACCACTCGAAATGGACCGGCGGCGCGGCCAACCGCGGCACCCTCGAGGATGGCGGCTCGCTCATTGGTGGCGCGGACCTCAAGAACGGCTTCGGGGTGATGTTCCAGGAGTCGGCCATCCGGGGCATTACATTCGGCGGCTCGGTTTCGGCCTACCGGGTGGACAAGGTTTCGGACGGGCTGGGCTGTGTGGCGCAGCGCACCATCATCCCGTGGGACGGACGGGTGTTCTGGTGGGACACCACCGGGCCTTACATGATGGTGGGTGGCGCGGCCCCGGAACCCATCGGGGCTGGCAAGATCAGCGATTGGGCGGCGGAGAGCATCGGCCGCCAGAACTACCGTTACCTGCAGGGCGCGGTCGATCCGCAGCGCTATCTAGCTATCTGGCGCATAGATGACGCCCGGCTGCTGGCCTACCACTGGCTGCACAAGGAATGGTCGCTGCTGCCGGTCACGACTACCGCGCTGGCGAGGATCGCCACCCCGACGACCTCGATCGATGCGCTGAGCGGCACCATCGACACGCTGGCGGGCTCGATTGACGACCTCGGGGGCAGCGCGGCGCCGCAGATCGGCGGGCTCAACCTGTCGCGCAAGTACGCCGCCTTCACCGGGGCCAACATGGCGGCCACGCTGGAACGGTCGATTGACCGCGGGCCGAAGCGGGGCCTGCTGACCTGGGCAACGCCGATAGACGACGCCGATGGGGGCACGCTGCAGGTAGGTGTCTCCGATCGGCTGGATCAGGACGTGGCGTGGAAGTCAGGCACGGCAAAGGGCAGGCGGGGCAAGGCCAAGCAGCACGCCAGAGGCATCAACTTCGCCTTCCGGCGCAACATTCCGGCCAATACCGGCTGGTCCTATGCCAACGGGGTCGATGAGGTGGTGGTCCGGTGACAGTCTTTCAGGCGCCGATCGGCGGGCTCGAGGAGTTCGCCCTCGTCATCAGCAATTCCGACATCACCACCATTGTCGACGGTGACGGGGCAGGGGATGGCGCGTGGTACGTGCCATGGTTCCAGGTCAACGAGAACGCGGGCAGCACTCCATCAGTCACGGTGGACCTCTACGACGGCACCACGGCCTATCTGCTCGGCACTGGTGGGGCAGTCTACAAGACGAAGGCGCTCACGGCCGGGCAATCGGTGACGTTCAGCGAAGGGTACGTGGTCCCGAAGGGTTGGAAGTTGCGGGTGACCTCCAACAATGCGGCCGGGCAGATCACTGTCGCCGGAACGCGCACCCGCCGGCTGAACTGATGGACCTGCCCCCATTCGCGATCCACCGGCCGCAAGGTCAGGTGGTTATGGTGCTGCAGGTGTTCGAAGAGAATGGCGAGCACGTCTGCGGCATCCACAAGATGTTCGGCTCCATCAATGCCCCGCCCAAGGCGTGGGTGAAAGCGGTACGCGAGGAAGTCGCGAATATCGAGGCCATTGCTCGGGATGCCGGTTGCGCAGAGCTGCGCATCGCGGGCAGGGATTGGAGCCGCGTGCTCCCCGACTTCGAAGAATGCGACGGACTGACTAACGGCATCCGGAAGAGGCTCTGATGGGCGAAGACACACAGAAGACCACGACAGGGGTTGCGAACCCCGCCCTGAACAAGACCATCACCAAGCTGGCAACGGGCATCGGTGACCTCTACAAGCCGGGCGGCACGTCCTACGTTGCGCCAAGCTCCACCACCACGGGGGCCTGGAACAGCTCGCTCGCTGCGGCTGGGAACCCGGCTTATGCCGGCGGCATCGCGGGGGCGCTCGAAAGCTACGGCAATCGTGCGGCGGGTGGCGAACTCGGCATCAACGATCCGCTCTATGCCGCACAGCGCGCCCGGCTCACTGACGATGTGATGACAGCCACCAATACCGCGTTCAACTCGTCAGGACTGTTCGGTTCGGACCAGAACCAGCAGGCCGCGGCTCGGGGGCTGGCGGAAGGCTTGGGCGGGCTGGACCTCGCACAGCGTACCGAGAGCTACGGGCGGCAGGCAGAGGCAGCCAACATGCTGCCGCAGCTTCTGGCCGGTGGGCAACTGCCTTCGTCCTACGCGGCCTCTGTCGGCGCTTCGATGGATGCGGATGCGGCGGCCAAGGCGAACGGCCAGATGGATTACCTGGCGCGGCTGTCGAGCATCATCAACGGCACGGCTGGCGCCGCTGGCACGACCACCAGTACCACCACCAAGCAAGACCCGTTGAGGCTGCTGCTCAGCGCCGCGATTGCCGGCACGAGCGCACTGTAGGAGCGACACATGGCGGTCAACAACGTCTTCGGCTCGCTGGCTCCGTCCCGTGGTGGCATTGCGGAAGCCTTGGGGATGAAGCCCAACCCATTCCTCAACTTCGTGGGCGACAACCGCAGCGCCTTGCTGGGCCTCGCTGCCGGGCTGGCTGGCGGGTCGAATTGGGGCGGAGGGCTGTCCATGGGGTTCGCCAACGCAGCGCAGGGCGGGCAGATGGATCAGCAGAGGGTCGAAAAGGTCAAGGCCGAAGCGAAGGCGGTCAAGCAGACGAACGCGACCCGCGACTGGCTGGCTCAGCACCATCCCGACCTCGCTCAGGCCGTCGATGCGGGCTTGCCTGTGTCTCAGGCATGGCAGGAAGCGTTCAGCCGGCAGCAGGG